ACCCAAACTCCACATCTATGACATTTGCGGATACCCCAATCGCACTAGATATGTTTATAAATATTGCTCAGTTTGACGAAACGTCAGAGTACCTGTCTATGTACCAATATGTGATGGAGAGCGGAAGTATGACATGGAAGTATGTTGTCTCTCTTGTTCCAGCAATCTTTTCAGACAACTATACCGCAACTTTTACAGACGGAGAGACTTCAATTGACATCCCACTCAACTCTTTTGTGCCAGATACAATATTGTCAACCGTAGATTCTGACAACTTTAATACACAGGTTACGATCAATAATCTCTATCCAGTTTCTTTTGGGGTGTCATCTGGAACTATAGCTACTAGTGGAAACATAAGAACTCTAACCCTAGACATTTCTGCAGTAGAGCTTGTTGGTGGAGAGTGGACTCCATTAGACGGCCAAAAGGTGGTTCAGACATTTATTACTATGGTATAATCAATTTAGGTGATATGAATGGCTTCTGAAAATATTGGAGAATTATTTCCAACTAAAATTCCAGGTTACGACGACGCTGCCGACATCCAAGCAGCTCTAAGGTTGTACCACTATGGCTCGTCAACCTATGACGAAACGAATACGGATACTGGAGAGTTGGTAAGAGACTCTATTGCTGGCCAATTTAACGATATTGACAGCAGAATCAATGCGATTGAGGATTCGGGCTTTGGCAGCGAGGCTTCAAGCACTGAGCCAGCGACACCACTAGACGGTTATATTTGGATGGACCTTGATAGCGAAGCAACTATTACCTCAAGTTCTGTAGCAGCTTATCAAAATTCAGCACCAACAACAAACCTTGTTGATGGTGCACTATGGGTAGACAAAGACTCTTCTCCACTAAAGATTTTCGTTTATGACTCAGGCACGTCTGCCTGGAGGGAGATTGGTGTTTAATGTCAACTATTAGCACAGTAGGAAAAGTAGCTTATGTTTATCAGGAGTCTACCGATACCTGGCACCCAGTAGCAGGATCTACAAATACCGCAGCACCGTACGTGTGGACTGGTGATCACACATTTGATGAAGGTTCAAATGTTTCGTTTGAAGAAGTTGTGTTAGCTAAGGCTGGAGTAAATAATTTTTTGAACCCCTCTGCTAGAGACACTGCACTAGGTTCAAGTCCATCAGTAGATGGCATCGTTGTTTTTGTACGACAAGATGCGGATGGAAATTCTATCAACCAGGTTCAATATTCAAATAATGGGACTTGGAAGAACGCAGTCGGACAAACAGAATTAAAGCAGGTTGCAAGTTCAACTTCATATTCTTTGATTCAGTCAGATGCAGGAAAGACTTTAGAGCTATCCCCAAACTCTGGCATAACTATGACAGTTCAAATTCCAACAGAAGCGTCTGCTGGATGGGTAAAGGGGCAGAGGCTAGAGTTAATAAGGGTGGGAGAAGGTATTGTGACCGTGTCCCCGTCTTCTGGCGTAACCCTTAACAGCAAGAACAACAATCGTCAGATATCTGCCCAGTGGTCAGCAGCAATGCTTTACTACAGAGGTTCAAATTCTTGGGTTTTGCTGGGTGACTTGACGGCATCTGCTTAGGAGAAGATCATGCTAGGATCATTTGCTATATTTGGCTCTAAGGGAATGACAAGAGTTCCATCCATAGCTGGATCCGCACCATCTTCTGCTATATCAGCAATTCAGTCAGCAGGACTAGTGGCTTCGTTGTCTGGTACTGTCGCAACCTCTAATAGCGGTATAGCTGGTACAGTAGCTTCCCAGTCACCATCAGCAAACTCACTGGTTGAATATGAGACAACGGTATCTTATCAGACATATGTTTATGAAGAGCCGCCATGCACTGGAACTGGAACAATCTGGTGGGGGTATTGCGAAGGAGGAAGCTTAGTATCAGGAAGCTTTACCTGGTATTATTGCACCACAAGTTTTGAGGCAGCATTAGAGGCTGAATGGCCTGCAGCAACTCGGCCTGCAGGATTTACTGCCACAAACTCTGGGCCAATTCCATCAGATTATTGTGGACCAGCATCTTGCCTAAACACCTATTCTTTTACTTATTACGATGGTGGTTGTAATTATGCAATCTATGATTGCAACGGTGGCTATGTTGGCTCCACTAGGGTTACAACCTGCTCCTCACCAGGAACAGACTCGTCTGGTGCCACAATACCAGGATGCTCTCAGAACTGCTCTGCACCACCAACGCTATATTATGCATCTGGATGCTGTGGATCTTCTCCAGTTACTGCAAGCAGCTATGCAAGTGCCTCGCAGGCCATAGATTATCTAGAGGAGGGCTGCCAGGTTGGTGTAACAAATGTTTCTACAAGCACAAGCGGATATCCATCGGTTTCTTGTGACTCACCAGCACCAACTCCAACATACACTTTTGTTTACGATCTTGGAACACCAACATGTTCTGGGTCTACAGATGCCAGCGGTAGCGTATATGCAGCAGCACCAGGAAACAAAACTGTTAGTGCAGGCAATTGCGGAAGCCAGACATTCTATGCATTTACTAGCGGAACATTTTATTGGAAGTGTTGTGCTAGCTAGTAGCCCAAAGATCTTTTTGCAGAATGTTCTGTGCTCCAAGAGCTCCAGTTTTTTCCACCATTAGACATCTTGTATGCAACCTGTGCATTGGTTAGGGGATTAAACAAAGCCTCGTTTGTCTCAAGGTTATACTTTTTTCTACGATCAGGACCCATGGAGCCAGTCATGTTGATCTGAAATAGTCCGTAGCAGTTGCTAGATTTGTTTAGTGCCATGGGCCTGTTGGTTGACTCATAAAATGCGATAGCTTTTGCCATTTTTAATCCATTGCCAGAAAAGCCTGCCTGCTCAAGAATAATGGTAAGCTGCTCATCAGATAGTTGTGTTTTTGAGGTATAAGACATTTTAACAATCTCATAGCTGCCACGATCAAAGCTAATAGAATACTCTGGTACTAGTAGCGTTTGAAGTCCTTCGCTTGTTTCAGAAGGTGCTACATTTGCGGTAGTCAGATTAGCAATAAGTCCTACCGTTGCTGCGATTGCGTATAGTTTCATTAGTTTTCAATTACCCTGACAAAAGAGATTTCGCTGTTCTTGAATGCTGGTGAGTCAAGAGAAATCTTTTCTGTCTTTGTTCCTTTTCTAAATCCAGCGTGAATAATTTTGTTGTTTCCCACATAGATTCCTACGTGGTAGTACTTCTCTGAGTTGAGGTGGCTAAAGGCAACAATGTCCCCTAGATTTGGGGTCTCTACGTGATACCCTGCAGACTTGCCCTGCTTAGATGCAGAATGCTCAATCTCAATTCCAAGGCCTTGGTAAAACCATCTGGTCATTCCAGAGCAGTCCCAGCCACTTGGGCTAGATCCACTAAAAACATACCAGGTCCTTCCGACATGTTTTTGAAGCTCAGCAACTCTGTCTTCCAGGGCTTGTCTGTTTGCAAGTCTTGCCTTGTTAGCCTCAGCTGCTTCAATCTTTAGCCTTAATGCCTCAGCAGCTTGCTGCTCTAGCATTGTCTGTGTCCTGTGTGTCTCAATAATTTGAGACATAATATTTACTTCGTAAACTGGCTTATATTCAATTGTACTTAATGATTTATGGTCATCAGCCACGGTAGCTGCAGAACAGCCAAGTAATACTACTACCGCTCCTAGTATTGCAATCTTCTTCAAGTTGCACCTCCTAAAGCAAAAAGCACCTTGTTTAAGGGTGCTTAGATTTGGTCTTAATATTATAGCATCGTTTGAGCCAATTGTCATGCTATAATTAAAACATGGCACAAGGAAGATCAGATGGGCTAGACCTGCCCTATCCACTAGCAGAAGACTACGTAAATGTTCATGGCGATATCCGTCAGCTAGTTGAGAAACTTGAAATTATTCTGCCACCACTTGGGGTGTCATACTTTCAGCTTCAAGTTAGCAACAATAGCGGTCAGGATATTTCTGCAGGAGACCCACTTGTTGCATCTGGATTTATGACTAAGACAAACGTTAGAAAAGCCTTGGCAACTGACACAGAACCAATCCTGGGGCTGGCAAAGACCGATATTCCAGATGAAACAGATGGCGTGATTGTTGTTGCAGGTGTTATGGACGGCATCAACACATCTGGTTTTACTACTGGAGACATCCTTTATGTTGGTGAGACTGGAGGTCTGACAGCAACACGTCCTGCAGCAGGCTCTGGGGCAGTTGGGCTAGTGGCTCATGCAGCAACAGAAGGCGTAATCATTGTTGAGGCAAAAGGAAACGGAACCTGGGGGGCACTAAAGGCTGGACTAGCCTAAAGGTGGTATAATAATAAAATGGCCAGATCAAAATCTTATGCAGTTGGAAGCATTCCTCCACAAGTAGCGTGGACAGTAGTTCGTGGAGACACTGCAGCATTCAAGGTTTATGTAACAAATGATTCAAAAGAAGCACTAGACATAGAAGACTGGACAATCTCAATGAAGATTAAGCGTCCAAACTCAGGGAGAACCCTGGGCGTAATTACGGATGATGCTACGCTTGTGCTGACACTTACCCCTTCTGCTGATGAAGACGATCTTCCTGGAGAGTTCACAGTATCTCTGACTGCCAACGACTCTCTAATTCTGGAGACTGGAGACATCTTTGATATTCAGCTATCGCAGCCAGGAACTGTTTGGACAGTTGCCCAGGGTAGCATGGTGATTATTGAAGACGTAACTGACTAATGGGCAAGGCAGTTATTGTAGACGATACTAAGCGTATTGTAAGAAGAATTGGCCCATCAAATTATTTCAACTCTAAAATAAGCTTTAAGTCTGGAAAGGCAAGAATAAACGAAGTACTTCCTTTTAGGGTTAAGTTTATGAATGTTGACAACGCTCAATATACAAGCACAAACCCACCAGGAATTGGACTTCAGATTATTGGCGTTAATAACTACATCTTGTAAAGATAAATGTTATAATGTAATTTATGGCTATTTTAACTATTGAAGAACTACTGGATAAGTTTGGCCCTGGAGAGATTCCAAGATCAGATGACTACCAGGACCTTATTCAGACGTTGTCAGATGACAGGAACGCTGTCCACTTCTCTAGCACTCAGCCATCAGACCCATTGGCTACTCCAGTTTGGTTTAACACATCTAGCCAGGTGCTTTCGGTATATGACTCAGAATGGAAGGCCGTAGGAATCCTTCTTGACGTATCGTCTGCTGCAAATGGAGACGTCTTGGTCTATTCATCTAGCGAATCTGCCTGGCAAAACCAGTCTACGCTAGATGGCGGCACTCCATAATCTTTAAAAAGTCTATTATACTTATTACATGTCCAGATCCCAAATCTCATATGTCAAGTCTCGCTTTGAAAGCGGAGACAGGCCATCGCAATCAGACTACGAAGACCTGATTGATACCTCTACCGCTCAGGCCACAGACCTGGGTACCTTTGGAAATAACGAAAATACTATCACTGGTATTGAGAACACTACTGTTGTTGATGATTTTGACGCAACGGTATGGAGAATGGTAAAATATGTGATCTCTCTATCAAAGACGACTCAGGGAGATAACTACTTTTATGCAACAGAGTTGACCGTGCTGGTTGACGGAGAAGATGTTTCCGTTAGCGAGTATGGCACAATTGACAACGATGGGAATATGGGAACCATTAGCGTCTCTAGGACTGGAGATACGGTTGAACTTACCGTTACCCCAGATTCAGTCATTAAGCCAGTCACAGTACGTTTTGCACGTATGGGACTTAAGGCATAACTAAAACAGGAGATAATAAAATGGCAACAGTCGTAAAAGACTTTAAGATTAAGAGCGGACTGGTTGTTGAGGGTACCACAGGAACCATCAACACCTACGACATTCTTACAAAGAAGCAGGATGACCAGGACTACATCATTGGTCTTATTGGTGGCACAGCCACCTCAACAAACACTGCAGACGCAGTAGTAAAGCGTGATGGCTCTGGCAACTTCGCTGCTGGAACAATCACTGCAGATCTAACAGGTGACGTAACTGGTAATGTAACAGGTGACGTAACTGGTGATCTTACTGGTAATGTTACAGGTAACGTAACTGGTAACGCAGATACAGCAACCGCACTAGAGACAGCACGTACTATTGAGCTAACTGGTGACGTTACTGGTTCCGTATCATTTGATGGCACATCAAACGTTCAGATCTCTGCAACACTAGACGGTAGCTTTGCAACTGACACCGAAGTAGCGACAGCTAAGCAGGAAGCTATTGATGCAGCTGCACTAGATGCAACTACAAAGGCTGACCAGGCTGAAGCTGATGCAAATGACTACACAGACGACCGTGAGGTAGCAATCACCACAGCTTACCAGTCTTACGCAGACCAGGCAGAGCTAGACGCAGTTGCTACTGCAGAGTCCTACACAGATGGTCGTGAAACAGCCATCACAGCTGCTTACGAGGCATATGCTGACCAGGCAGAGGTAGATGCTAAGGCGTACGCAGACAGTCTGATTTCTGACGGTACTACTACAACTTCAAGCACTTGGTCCTCCAGCAAGATTGACACTGAGATTGGCACAGCTATTGCTAATCTAGTTGATTCTGCACCAGCTACTCTAGATACCCTAAACGAGCTTGCTGCTGCACTTCAGGATAACCCAGACATCATCACTGACCTACAGGACATCGCTGCTGGAAAGCAGGACACTCTAACTGCAGGTGCAAACATTGATATTACAGGTGCAACAATCTCTGTAACTGGCCTAGACACTGATGACGTAGCTGAAGGAACAAACCTTTACTTCACTGATGCTCGTGCAGTAACTGCTAACACTGGCCTATGGGACACGATTGGTGCAGCTTCTGCTGCTCAGTCTGCAGCTGAAACATTTGCTACTAACGCAGACACAACCCTTTACGGAACCGTAACTGGTGACATTGCTACCGCAAAGTCAGAAGCTGGCGTAATTGCACAGGGATATGCAGATGCTGCTCAGACAGCTGCAGAGGGCTACGCAGATGGTCTTGTAAGCGATCTAGAAACAACTGTTCAGAACCTAACAACTGATGATGTTGCAGAGGGAAACAACCTGTACTTCACAGACTCCCGTGCATCAAACGCAGCAGCAGTTCTGCTAACAAATGCCTCAACAACAAACATCAGCATCACAGGAGACTCTGTTAATGGTCTAACCATTACTGCAGAAAACGGCGTTGCTGACTCTGACACTGACGATCTAACTGAGGGTACAACTAACTTGTACTTCACAGACTCCCGTGCAGTAGAAGCTCTTGAGGCAGTTGTTCCTAACTTTGAGGCTGTAGAGTTTAACTCTGTCGCAAAGCAGGTAGCTGCTACAGCAAGTGTTGCAACTGCAAGCACTAGCAATGCACTAACATGGGCTAAGGCTGACTACCGCTCTGCGGAGTTCCTTGTCAAGATCAAGAACGGTACCCACACAGAGGTTTCCAAGCTAGTTCTAACCATGGACACATCTGACAACATTGCTATCACTGAATACGCAATGGTTGGCACTAACGGAGACCTAGGTTCCTACTCTGCATCAGTATCTGGCACAGATGTAGCCCTAACCGTTACCACCCTAAACAATAACTCTGAAGTTATGGTTGTAGGAACACTGCTTAAGTAAGCAAAAAATAAGTTAATCTGAAAGGAGGAGTATCTAAATGAGCACAATGGACAAGGACTTCAAAGTCAAAAATGGAATCCAGGTAACTGGAGGTGGAACCTTTGGAGCACCAGTCGTAGTCGCTACACCAACGGAAGACAATCACGCAGTAACAAGGGCATACCTTAATGATGCGATTGCTACCCCAGTTGGAGATACTCCTCCTTCAGACCCAACTAACGGAGATTTCTGGTTTGACACAGAAACCGAAAGACTGAAGGTATACTTCAATTCCGAGTGGATTAGCCTCGCTACAAGAGGAGATCAGATTCCTGACCACATCCACGATACCACCATTGATGGTGATGGAAGAATTACAGAGATTTTCTGGGATGGCCAGTTCCCAGAATTAGCAATGCAGATTCTAGATGGTGGAACACCATAATAGTTAATCTTATTTGCGAAAAAAATAACTGGTATAATTAAGTAATTGGCAGCACCCCAATAGGAGAATTTTAAATATGGCAACTAGAATGCAGCAACGCAGAGGAACTGCGACACAGTGGACAGCAGCAAATACAATTTTGGCAGCTGGAGAAATCGGTTTTGAGACTGATACAAATCAGTTTAAGATTGGTGACGGAACTACTGCATGGGAAGATCTTCCATACTTCAAGAACCTTGAAGACCTTGGTGCTAACCTAGATGACTATGTTTTGGTAGAGCTACTTGGCCAGCCAGAGGGTGTTGCTACACTAGACGTAACTGGAAAGCTATCTGAGGCTCAAATTCCAGATACAATTCACGGACCAACAGGACCTACTGGACCTACTGGACCAATCGGCCCTACTGGTGCAGACGGAGAGATGGGTCCTGAAGGCCCACAGGGTGAAACAGGTGCCACAGGACCAACAGGTGCTACAGGTGCCACAGGACCACAGGGAACAGACATTCACTTTGCAGGATCTGTTGCTGATGTGGCAAGCCTGCCATCAAGCGGTAACGAAGTAAACGATGCTTACATTGTTGATGCCGATGGAAACCTGTATGTTTGGAATGGATCTTCATGGACTGACGCAGGTCAGATTGTTGGCCCACAGGGCGAGACTGGACCGACTGGACCAACTGGACCAGAAGGTCCTCTTGGTGGAGTATTTTATGTAAGTGCAACACAGCCATCAACCACAGTAGACGGATCTGTATGGTTTGAAGATGGAACAGGTCTCTCATATGTTTATGTTGCAGACGAGTCATCTTGGAACCTTCTTAACATGTATGGCCCTACAGGACCACAGGGTGATACGGGACCACAAGGATCAATTGGTCAAACTGGAGAAACAGGGCCAACTGGTCCAATTGGAGAAACTGGTCCTACAGGACCAATCGGTCCTACAGGTCCCCAGGGTGAGCAGGGAATTCAAGGTACTCAGGGTGAGCAGGGAGAAGTTGGTCCTACAGGTCCACAGGGAGATATTGGACCTACGGGCCCACAGGGAGCTCTTGGTCCAACTGGTGCAACTGGTCCTACAGGACCAATCGGCCCTACAGGACCAACTGGAGCAGATTCTACAGTAGAAGGACCTACAGGACCTACAGGAGCAACAGGTCCACAGGGTGTTTCTGGTGCAGACTCTACTGTTCCAGGACCTACAGGTCCTACAGGCCCTACTGGACCACAGGGATCTTTTGGTGGTGCAACGTTTGACTACACATTCGATTCTGATACGAGCCACCCAGAAACTTTGGCAGAAGGTCTTTTGAGGCTAAACAATTCAGACCTGACTCTTGCTACAGAGCTTTACATTGACTTTTTGGATGACGCTTCGGTAAATATCTATAACTTCTTGCAGACCATTGACGACTCAACGTCTGCAATAAAGGGGTCTTTCAAGCTTTACAAGAAGTCAAACCAAGATGACTTTGTATTCTTCAACATAGTAGGAAACCACATTCACTTTACAGATCACTTTGACGTACCAGTTGCATATGTTACTGGATCGGTATCAAGCTTTGCAGATAATGAAGACGTCCTTATTACATTTGCTAGAACTGGTGACGTGGGAGATGTTGGTCCGACAGGACCAACTGGCCCTCAAGGAGAAACAGGACCAACTGGCCCTCAAGGAGAAACAGGTCCGACTGGGCCTACAGGACCAACTGGGGCAGATGCTCCTACGGTAGTTTCAATAGTCTCTGCAACCGATAACTACAGTGTAACTGCAGCAGATAAGAATAAGATGATTAAGATTAATTCTTCTTCTGCAAAGACTGTTACCTTCCCAACAGAAACATCCGAACCAACTCTTGAAGTGGGAATGACCCTTACAATTGCTCAAATGGGAGCTGGAAGACTCACAATGACTCCAGCATCTTCAGCTGTTGTATACACAACACCAGGAAACAAGACTAGAGCACAATACTCAACTGTATCTGCACTCTACCTTGGATCTAACGAATGGCTAGTATCAGGAGATTTGGCGGTATAACATATGTTTAGAGATATATTCAGAGGTACACTTTCATCAGCCTTTCGTAAGGTAATTGGAACAGCAGGGTCAAATCCATTTAACGATGACTTTAATCGTGCAGACGGATCAATAAATCCAGCTGAGGATGGAGGAGCCTGGGACTCTGTAAGGGGAACCTTCCAGATTTCTGGCAACAAGGCCTCATCTCTAACAGACTCCGACTACCCCATCGCAGCTGTAAAGTCATTTACCTCAAATGTTGATATTGACATTAAGGGCACCACTGGTATAGGTGCTGCTCTTTGGGTGACCGATTCTGGAAACTGGTGGTCTGTAGGTGCCATACAGACTTCTGAGTCTTGCAACTGTGTAGAGTACTACAACAGCTATACATATACCTATTCTTACTCATATATAGCTGGATACAATCAGGGAAACTGTATTGCAAATAACAATAGCTGTTGTGGATACTACTGCCTATACTACACAGGTGGCAACTGTGCAGGCTACACTTGTAATGCCTATAATACATCAAACTGCTGTGGCTACACCTGCTATGGTTATAATGCTGGCGGAAACTGTAAGGGAAATTATTGCTCTTGTTATAATGGTTCAAACTGTGCCAGCTCAAGCTGTTCTGCATACAACCCAATAAGCTGTGGACAGTATACCTGCTCAGACTATAGTTCTTGCAACAACTGTGCAGCATACAATACTGGAAATCCAATTTATGCAACTGCATATGCAAATGCAACTGGATATAATGGCCCCTACTACAATTGCCAGACATGCTATCCAAGTTACATCAGGGTATTCCAGTCGGCATCAAATGTTGTTACGACAATGCTAACCCAAGCTGTAAGTGCAGTTGTGCAGTCTCTAAAGGTAAAGACCGTTGGAAACCAAATTACAATTAAGGCATATTCAGATGCAAATCAGGTTACTCAGATTGGAACAGACATAGTCTACACTGCAACTGGGGCAGCACTTGAGCCAAGATTTGGAATTACAGTTGTCCCAAGCTCTTATGGTCAAACATACGCTATTGATGAAGTCACAATTACTCCAAACTCTTAGTTCGTGATATACTAGTTGTATCAAAAAAGAGAGAGATTATGAAGATTTTTAAAGTGTTTGCTAGGCCTGGCCTTAGAGACTGGGGAAAGCCCCAGGCCACAAGAAACGTGGTGCCAGAGTGGTACAGACAAAGCGAAAGCTTGTATGTAAGCTCAGATGATCCAAACAAGGAAGAGCATGCAGGTCTAAAAAAGTGCATGCCATTTATGGACACCCTTGTTTCTGGCTACGTTCTCACAATACCAGTAGACATCTATGTGACAAAAGATGCAGATGGAAATCCAAGGTTTAGCTGGAATGGACCAGAGCTTCTGGGTGCATTTATTGACGAAAGGTCAAAAGAACTAGGAAAGATAATGCCACGCCCAGCAGGGCATCACCCAAATCATCTAGTCTTTAGTGGTTTTTGGGGATGGAAGACACCAAGAGGTTGGTCATCTTTGGTGGTGCATCCTCTTAATAGATACGATCTACCGTTTACAATTTCCGAAGGTATCGTTGATAGCGATGGATTCAATTCTCCAGGAAATATACCATTTTTCATAAGAGAGGGGTTTGAGGGCACAATCCCAGCAGGAACTCCATTCGCTCAGATTATTCCTATCAAAAGAGCTTCCTGGCTTCTTGTAGATGATACTACTGGGATGTCAGATGTTGAAAGAATTCAGGGAACACTCGTGAGGCAACCAGAAACTCTTTATAAGAAAATTTTTTGGAGAAAGAAGGATTATAGATAATGGCTAAAATAAAGAAAAATCGTCCAGAGAAAAAGCTTGTTGTAAAAGTTCCAGGGGACATTAAGAGAATTAGCACTTTGGACATTTTAAAGATTGCAATTCTAAAAGTTTTAGATGGCAAAAAGCCAAAGAAGTCTGTAATATCACCAAACGGACTTATGCCAAATATGGATAGGATGAACGATATCTCAACACTTGCTATTATCGTTGATGGTGAGGTTGTTGATATAATGAGATCACAGCCAAGACTAACATCAATATTGCTTGCTGAGCCAAAATTTGTAAAGCTAGACCCATCTTCACAACCAGTAAGAATCGGAGATAAGTACTCTGACGGATTGTTTATATCGTCCGAAGATACCCCAGAGCTAGAAATTACTCCAAAAGAATTTAATCTAGGAGATTCAAAATGAAAATAAGAGGAAAGAACATAACATTTCACTCTGACAAGGTAGACTTTGACGTAATGCGTCCATTTCCTGCTAGCAGATTTGTTCCAGAATGGTACAGAACAATGCCAGGTGTAATAGATAGAGTTGAGACTGTAAAAAAATGCATTCCAGTACTAGACTCACTCACCTTGGGATATATAATTCCTGTACCAGCAGATGTTTCCTATGAGCCAGATTCAAAGCAAATTATATCTAATGCATCATTTATGCTGAATAGTGACCATGTGCCAAGCCAAACTCAAGACGTTGCTTTGCCACCAGAGTTTGATCCACAGCCACATAAGTGGATTAATTCTTGGCATGTAAAGACTCCAAAGGGTTACAGCACCCTGTTTGTGCACCCACTAAACAGGCTAGATCTTCCATTTCACTCATTTAGCGGAGTAGTAGATACCGACAAGCATCCGATAGTGATTAACTTCCCATTTGTAATACGCAAAGACTTTTCTGGTATAATACCAGCAGGGACTCCAATGATTCAGGCTATACCGTTTAAGAGAGACACCTGGGATAGCAAGATCATTGACGAGAACAGCTCGTATTCGTATGAGTTCGGAAACGCAAATCAAGATGCACCACTAGCATGGTATAAGAGGAATGTATGGAACAAAAAGACGTATCGCTAAAAACAATTTATGTAGCGATCCCTTCGCTTTATGATGAAGAGCTGCCTAGAACAATTGATGATGCAATTAAGAAGGCAGAGCACCCAGAACGAGTGTTCCTGGGGGTAGCACTGCAAGACTCTAGTTCTAAGATGTTTAAGCAGATTAAAAAGACTTACAAAGATAACAAAAATGTAAACATTTCTTTTACTAAGTTAAACAAAAAAGAAATTCTTGATCAGCTTGGAGTTGGTCTTGGCCGAGCAAAGTCTCATGGACTCTATAATGATGAGGACTATGTTCTTCAGGTAGACTCTCACACCATGTTTGAGCCTGGCTGGGATACAACCTTAATATCTCTACACGAAGAGGCATCGCTTGAGATTCAAAACAAGAGGGTAGTTCTGACCGCTTACGCAGGTCATTATTTTCTAGATGAGTCTGGGAATAGAACTCTAGACTTTCCAGAAGGATTCTCTGCAACAAATAAATTTTTCTATTCTTTATATTCGCAATTTCAAAGAAGGCATGGGGTGATTCCAGCTGCGTCAATGGTGGATATTTCAACAATAACAGACTCAGAAAGAAAGTTTATTCCTGCATCAAAATTTAGTGCTAATTTTGCATTTGGAGATCGTGAATTTGCAAGAAGCCTAGGGCTTGACGTTGCTTCGGTATTTTTTGAAGAAGAGGTTATTCAGTCTGTAAACCTTTTGTCATCAAGATTTAGCCTGGTCTTTCCAAATGTTGAGAACGCAATTATCAGGCATCTCTATACCCTGATAGGAACAGGATCAAACCGAAGAAAGGTATCATCAGACTATCTTACCGATGATCAACAGGCAGAGCTAAATGAAAGACAAAAAAAGAACTACTTATCATTTTTGACAGATGAGTCTAAAAAGGGTGTTCAGGAGTCATACGAAAGGTATTCAAACATAAGCCTTGAGCTTGGCAGACAGTCAGCGTCTACCCTGCACCCATCAGATTGGGTTATTGATTACTTTGACTATGAGCAAATCAAGCTAGACTTCTTGAGGGTAGAAGACCCTATTTCATCTATTGAGGGCAATGACTCAGGCTCAGCGGATGAGGATTGCGGATGCAAAAATAAGCCTGAAGGCACATTAGCAGAGTCTGGAGATGGTCACTCTCACGATCATAATCACGATGCTACTCAGGATCTAGCAACTGAAGCCGTCAAGCCAAAAGAGGCCAGGCCGTGGGACATGCTTGATCCACGTATTGGACGTGTTAGCGATGAAGTTAAGAAGCTAAGAATGGACTACTGCAATGGGTGCGAATTCTTTATTTCGCTAACTCAGCAGTGTAAGAAGTGCGGCTGCCACATGCCATGGAAGACAGGTCTGCCTCACGCATCCTGCCCAGTTGGAAAATGGGATGCAGTTCCAGATGATGCTAGTTAGCACATAGACATATTTAAAACACTAAGGGTTTATCTTAATGAAAGTTGCAGTCTACACAATAGCACTAAATGAGCGTCAGTTTGTGCAAAAGTGGTACGACAGTGCCAAGGACGCAGACTACCTTCTAATAGCCGACACAGGCTCCTCTGACGGCACAAAAGAGCTTGCAGAGTCTTTAGGTATACATGTTATTGATGTATCTGTAAAGCCATGGAGGTTTGATGACGCAAGAAACGCATCTTTAGCAGCCTTGCCGTCTGACATAGACTATTGCATATCTTTGGATATGGATGAAGAACTACAGCCTGGCTGGAAGCTGGCTCTTGAGAAGGCCTATGACAATGGTTGGAACAGGCCTAGATATAACTATACCTGGTCATGGAATGATGACGGAACGCCAGGCCTTCAGTATGGTGGAGATAAAATTCATACCAGAAAAAACTACAGGTGGAAGTTCCCAGTGCACGAAGTTTTGACAGTATATGGAGAGCAAGAGATTCAGGGGTGGATAGACTTAGAGATACATCATCATGCCGATAACTCTAAGCCAAGAAGTCAATATTTGCCTTTGCTTAAAATGTCAGTTCAGGAAGATCCACACAATGACAGAAACGCTCATTATTACGCTAGAGAGCTTTACTTTTATAAAATGTTTTCTCAGGCAGCAGATGAGTTTAGGAGGCATCTAGCCCTCCCAAGTGCTACCTGGAAACCAGAGAGGGCAGCCTCCATGAGATATCTCGCCAAATGCGAACCGCTAAATGCGGAGCATTGGCTAAGGCTTGCAATAAACGAGGCACCAGATAGACGAGAAGCATACGTTGAGTTAGCAACCTTATACTATAAAAATAAAGAGTGGAAGCTTTGCAAAGAAATTGCGGAAAGAGCTATCCTTATAACAGAAAAGCCATTGGAGTATTTGGTGGAGGGCTTTGCCTGGGGATCAATGCCATACGAGCTAGCAGCCTTTGCTGCGTATAACTTGGGAGATTTTGTCAGGGCATATGAACTATCGGAAATGGCGTATCAGACAAACATAAATGACGCCAGGCTTAAAAGTGAGCTAGAGCAGTATGCCCTAAAACTATCAGAAATCTAAACATTCTGTATGGTAAACTATAGGAGGTGAACAATGTCTAGACCTTCTAATTTATACGCCGAGAAAATATTCTCCGAGCACCCCATTGCTATGTGGGCCCTTGACGAGCAGGCTGACTACGTTTCCATTATAAACGAAGACTTCAGACTGCTTAGTGACTCATCTAGCTGGACAATTACTAATGGTATCATGGAGCAAACCGCAATTGGTGGTGGACCATTACAGTCACCTTTCCCAGATAGTCACACATGCCTATCCACAACAGATCACCAATATGACAGCATCACAATTCTTAGCGACTTTGTGCCCAACATTTTTTCTGGAGGAATCCTCAGCTTTGAAGATCTAGACCACGATCTGGGGACAATGTGTGTTGGAATATACGTATACTCACAAACCGAAAATACCACAGGATATGAGATTGGGTACTCATACTTTGATTCGGTTTCTGGAGAAAATGTAGAGGTCGTTAAAAGTTTTGACATTCCGACTTCTGAAAGATGGATGCATATTTCTGCAACTTTTCCGCTTTTAGATCAGGATGTTTCATTTAGATTGTTGTTTAGGTCAAAGTTTAGACAGTCTATTGCATCTCCTGTACCACACACGATTCTTTATAACGGTCTTACTTTTGGGCAGTGGTCAGAAGAGTTTTGTTCGGTATCACTCGGCTCCGATGTCGTAGATTTACCAGAAGAAGTAAACTTTTTGCCAGAAGGGTACAAGGGAATTGTTGGCAGATCGTACTCTAGAGAAGATATTCCAGGCTACTATCTGGTAAATGGAGCATCAATATATGCCAAGAACTCTGGGATACCGCTAGTCTATGGTGCAGAAAACTCAACTGTAATCTATGAGAATCCTTCCGAGGAAGACCAGCCATCACTAATCATTCCTGGCCAAGGATTCCTAAACAGTCTTGGAAAGTATCAGACTTCAACCATTGAAATGTGGATAAACATCAATGCATCTAGTTCACAGCTAAAAAGGATTTTTGGACCAGTATTTTCTAATGACGGGCTATATGTTGATGGCCCATTCCTAGCATTAAAGATCGGAGACTCTTATGCGTCTCATTATGTTGGAGAATGGGCAAGGCCAATGCTGGTGCACATTAGGTACTCTTCGTCTGCCGCAAGTCTTATGGTTAATGGAGAAGAGGTGCTAAATATTGTATTTAACGAAGGCTTGACGCATTTACCAGAGCCATTCATAGAGGGCATCTCCACCGACTGGCTTGGATTTTATGGTGCAGAATCTATATCGCCATTTTTGGTTGACTGCGTTGCCATTTATGGCTACAAGGTTCCACCAGTAGTTGCAAAAAGAAGATTTATTTATGGTCAGGGCGTAGAGTTCCCAGAAAACATTAACAACGCTTACAGCGGAACAACAACATTCTTTGATTACTCATTTTCTAAATATTCCAATAACTACTCTTATCCAGGATCTGGAAAGTGGGCTCAGGGCGTAGCTAACAACCTTAATCTAGAGAATAACTATTTGGCAACAAGAGTATACCAAAAGCCTGCTCCATTATTTAATAGTCTTGGTGCAGACATTTCGGATAGATGGCTTAACGACAACCTAGCTGCTCAAAATGAGTCTGTGCCATTTTTTACAATGAAGCCAAATACCAATTGGGGCGGCGTTGATGGACATCTATACCTGGAAGACTATCAGGTCTTTGAAGATCAGATATCTGCCTTTTATGGAATATTCAAGGTCTCAGAGCTGTCTGACGACGAACAGATTTTGTTTAGAGTTAACGACAAGCAGCAGCCAAGATATTTTGAGATAGTTCTGCAAGATAATATCGTTAAGTATAGGTTTAAAGACGGCGATGCTGCTTTGTCAACACTATATCAGGCTGAAAGCGTAATTGTTGGAGAGCAGTTTACGGTTGGAATATCCATACAAGAGTTTGTAAGATTTTTTGGCAACAACATGAGATCTTTTTTCTCTAACACTAGGCAGCTATCCTTTAGTATCGGAGGAAGCTCAGAGTATGAATCAACTTTTGCTGGAAACATTTACGCAGTATCTTTGCTAAATTCACAAAATCTTTTATCCATACCATACATGTTTTCATCTCGTGGAATACCAGTAGACTACGAATACGGTTTTGACGAGTACGACTCATTTGTTCTATATGATGCTGGAAACGAGTACTTTGGAAACGATGGGGAATATTGGCAGCATATTTTAGATGGAGGAACCCCAACATCATTCATAACTGCACGAGCAATTAGCCATGTTGCCACATACACGCTAAAGGCCAAGGTAGTTTTTGGAAATTTTGATCTATGCATTGCATCAGCTTCGTCTTGGGAAGACTACCTTCCTTTAACATCTTTTGCAAGGTATATAACAAATCAAAAGGGTAAGAGCTACTATGACCTAGACTTTATACAGTTTAACATAGACTATCCTGCACCCAACACATTTTCTAAAGCGGAGTCTGAGCCTAGACAATGGAGCTACGGAGAGTTGTACGAAGAGTATGCTGTACCAACTAAAAAGACCTATGAGACGCTATCTAACCATCTGTTTACTGGATATGATAGCTATGCTGACCTAGCAGAAAGATCGTCCTTTGACTATGTATACAATACGGATGGGTCAATCGTTAAAACATATGTCATGTTTTCGTTCATATCGTCTATCTATGGAACGCTATCTGGGAAATACTCTAGAACGCAAAGCCTTCCAAAGAGTGGAATCGTGGTTCCTGGAGAAGACTGGTTAACTACCAGGTATGAAGTGGTTGACAATTCAATCATCTATCCACCAGCAGGAATAGATGTCAATCAAATGGTTATGACAACTCAGGTAGAGATTGTCAATCCAGACACAGACGTCTACCCAGTTTCAATAAGAACAATCCAGTACTCCCCACAGTCTCTTGACAGATCTTCTCCAACAAAGGTGGGTACGAGATTTGGTGTAGACGTGTCTCCATATACTCAAAATGGTTTTTACATGGACTATTCAGCAAATAATCCGTTTAGTGTATACAAGGGTAGCACACCATATCTTTACAATACTAGATATAGTGGTATTCAGCCAAGAGGAGCGTTTTCACCACTAATAAATCGTGGAGTCTCGATTCCCGTCAATCCAGAGAAAACAAGAAACTACGAGATTATTGCTATGCAAATTTCTCTTAGGTATGACGAAGACTTCTTCCCAGTGTCTCCAGTGCAGATTTTTGAGGTGCAGGGCAGAAGGGATCATATAAAGTTTTTTCTTGTGTCAACAAGTCCAAACGGAAAACGTGCAAAGATTTACGCAGTAAACGCCAAGACTGGCCAGCTTGATGCGAATGTTGGACTCTATATTAATGGCAAGATAACGAAGGATGCAACCCTTACGGTCAAGGAGTGGGCAACTCTAGGCATTAGTTTTTCAAAGATACTGGACGTATCTTTGACCGCAGGAGCCATTAGAATAAATGGTCCAATTCTTGCAAACAATATTTCATATTATCAATCTACTAGCCTTGAAGAGCGTCAAGATACCCAGGAAAGAAACTGGGAGGATGTGTTGGTGAGCGGAAACATAGATCTAGAGTGGGACTTTTGGGATTCCTTTATCTGGAATGATGTTTTAATTCTTACCTCAACATCTCTATTCGGAGTTTCGCCAGTAGAGATTTATAAGTCGTTCACTGGAACAAATAGGATAGTAATTGATGATTACTCGCCAACAGCCACAAGCCAGCCAGACAAGATTGTGTTCAAAGATTATCAGTACTCCATCTATTCTGATATTTCGTGGTATAGCACTACGAGGGCAGCCCTATAATATGGTATACTGTTGGTTATGAAACCACAAAAACCACGTATGCCTGGTCAGATAGGCGACACAAAAGTAAGAGTTATTGAAGAAAACTTTTCAAACTTTGGAACCTATGTTTGGATTAAGCCAAATGGAAGGCCATTCATGGATTCTGACAAGAATGTCTTGTCCATTGAGGGCATGAGAGACGACAAGTCAAAAATTAGAGAGCTTGCAGATGCTGCAAAGTACTGGGGGCAGCCAGAGGGCCGTGCCGTATTCTATCCAAACATGAAGAAGATTTCAGACGAAGAGCACTCTGAACAGGTAGACAGAATGAGCCAGGGACTAATTCCAAGCATGAATGACCTGGGTGCCGTTATGGCAGCAAAGAAAACACTAGAATTATATGGAGATGAGTAGTATGTCTGGACAAGAATATATCAGAGAGATTAGGCTGGACGACATTGATGTAAATCAGGATCAGTTTAAAGATCACGATCCATTTACAAAGTCGTGGAATAGCCTGAAAGACTTCTCTGGAATTGAGAAGAACTTTAAGCGTCGCACAGACAGAATTGAGAAGGCAAACAACGACTCCCTGGTAGACTCAACCCTACAATATAACAACGTAAACGTAATGTCGCTTGAGTACCAAGACAGTGCTCTAGCAATTAATTCTGGAAAAGACGGGGCACGTTCAAAAGAAATTAATCCTGGTAAGGTGTATCGCAACGGATATGGACTATTTGACGTCATCACTCCACCATGGAACCTTTATGAGCTAGCTAACTACTACGATACATCATTTGCTAATCACGCCGCCATTGACGCAAAGGTAGAGAATATTGTTGGATTGGGATACGATCTTCAGGCAACAGAAAGAGTCCTGATGGCACTTGAGGCATCCGACAACGACAGTGCTGTGGACAAAGCAAGGAAAAGAATTGAAAGAGCCAAGGTAGAGGTTAAGGAGTGGTTTGAGTCTCTAAATATGGACGAGTCCATGACATCCACCTTTATGAAGTTGTGGACTGATTATGAGTCTACTGGGAATGGATACCTGGAAGTTGGAAGAACTATTACAGGTGAGATCGGATATGTGGGTCACATTCCTGCAACAACCATGAGAGTGCGTCGTTTGCGTGATGGATATGTTCAGATTATTGGAAACAAGGTTGTGTATTTCCGCAACTTTGGTGCAAGAAATGTAAATCCAATTACAGACGATCCTAGACCAAACGAGATTATTCACATTAAGCAGTACTCCCCACTAAACTCTTTCTACGGAGTTCCAGATATTCTTTCTGCAGTGGGTGCCCTACAGGGTGATGCTTTGGCATCACAGTACAACATTGACTACTTTACTAACAAGGGTGTTCCAAGATACATCGTTACCCTAAAGGGTGCAAAGTTGTCAGAGGATGCAGAAGATAAGATGTTTAGATTCTTGCAGACAAGCCTCAAGGGGCAGAATCACAGAACCCTATACATTCCTCTACCAGGTGACTCTGACACTAACAAGGTTGAGTTTAAAATGGAAGCGGTAGAAAGCGGTACACAAGAGGCATCGTTTAACGAATACCGTATTCGCAACAGAGATGATATTCTAGTTGCACACCAGGTTCCACTATCTAAGATTGGTGGTGGAGACTCTGCTGCCATCGCTGCTGCACTTGCACAGGACAGGACCTTCAAGGAGCAGGTAGCAAGACCAGCTCAACGTAACCTTGAGAAGGTAATTAACAAGATTATTAAAGAAAAGACTGACATCGTAGAAATCAAGTTTAAGGAGTTAACCCTAACTGATGAAATCGCACAGTCTCAGATTATTGAACGATATGTCCGCAACCAGGTTATGACGAGGAATGAGGCTAGAGAGGCTCTAAACTTGCCACAGCTAGAAGAGGCAGACAGCTTCCTTGAGCTAACTGCAAGATCGGCTGCCGATGCTAAGGCAAACACCGAGCAGACTCGTGAGCGAGATGCAGAGAGAAGTTCAAACTCTTCAGATAGCCCTGCAACAGTTTCTGGAAGAAATGCTCAAGGTGAGGGTCGCTCAGTTCAATAATATGTTATAATTATGTAATAATATTGTAAAAGGG